TGCGTAGAATGTGGCTATACGGAAAATGCCGATGTAGTGGGAGCAATGAATGTTCTTACACGTGGGCAAGCAATAGTCCAAGCATAATAAATATCAGGGTAGGACATACCCGAAGCGTCTATGAAGTGAATCTCAATAGAGATCAGCAGTAGAAACCCACCGAGAGTAGCCCACAGCTTGCTGTGGGAGCTAGTAGGAATCCCCTGCCTTTAGGCAGGGGAGGATGTCAATCTCCAGCGTTTGATGGTAATGTTCCAGAAGGTAAGTTGGCAATTATTCTTGATGATACACAAACTCAAGGAGGTACTTTAGCTAGCTTAAAAGGATATATTGAGCATCAAAAAGGTAAAGTTATAGCATCTTATGCTTTGACAGGTAAGCAATATTCTGTACAATTAAGGTTATCAAAAGAAACATTACAAGAATTAAGAGGAAAATATGGCAGTATTGAACAATGGTGGTCAAAAAAATTTGGCTATGACTTCTCGAAACTCACAGAATGGGAAGCACGATTTATCCTCAACTCACGTAAGACACCTGACGAAGTCAGAAATACAATCCTTGCGAGAGAGCAAGCGTAAAGCCCATGAACAAATGATGCAAATGAATTAATGTTAACAAACCTAGCAATAAGCTAGGTTTTTTATTACTCATACAACCCGATCTAACAGGTCGGGTTTTTTATTGGAGAAAATATGAAATTCACAGACAAAGGAACAAGCCAAAGAGCCGTAACGAAAGATGGTTATTTAGTTGTGCCTGCGACAATTTCCAAAGTAGGCGTGTTTGAGTACTATGCGCGCGAGCTGGGCTTGCAAGATGAGACAATTAAGAAAGTAGCACGCACAGAAAATTCGTTATTTTCCGACCGCACTTTACAAAGTTTTGAAGGATCACCTTTAACGATTGGGCATCCAGAGCAAGGGGTAAATGCTAAAAATTGGAAAGATTTATCAGTAGGTGTGGTGCGAAATGTTAAGCGTGTGGACGATACTCTAGCGGCAGAAGCTTGGGTTTATGATGAAAATGCTATTAAGTTAATTCAAGATGAAGGCATTGAGGAGCTTTCTTGTGGATACGATTGCGATATTGTCACTACAACGGTTGAAGATGCTGATTTTGAAATGTCGCCGATGATCGGCAACCACGTCGCTATTGTGGCGAAAGGGCGATGTGGACCAACTGTTAAATTCGCCGATGAGGATAAAACTATTATGAGTAAAAGTGTTAAATTCCTTGATGCCTTGCTTGGTGCGTTTGGTATTAAGTTATCAGATGAACAGAAACAAAAGGTTGAAGAGGAAGAAAAGAAAGAAGAAGGTGAAAAACAGCCATCACCTAAACCTGAAGCTAAACCCGAAAAGCCTGTTGAAAAAGGCGAAGAAGGCGAGAAAGAACCAAAGGAGAAAACCAAAGTGAATGATGCAGCATTAGCACAAGAAAATGAGCAACTCAAAGCGCAGATTAAAGAGTTGCAAGACGCTCAAAAATCCACAGAAGAAGAAAGTAAACGTACTACTTTGCTGGCAGATGCGAAAGTACATTTTGCTGATGTAACCTTTGCCGATAAAGCGACAGTGCGTGAAATCCAGCAAAGCGCAGTAGTGTCCACGGGTATTTTTACCGAAGATGAAGCCAAAAAATTATCTGATGAGGAAATGGCTGGTGCCTATATCGCAGCAAAAGCCACTGCGAAGAAACTAGCTGACCAAAATCTGGGGCGTGTGTTAATTGGTGATACAAAACCAGTACAACGATTTGATTTTAACTCTTACAACGAAGGAGCAAAATAATGGCATTTGCAATTAATACCGCAGTAGCAACCGCTGGCAACATTGGCAAAGGCGGATTAGCTAACTCAAAAGCTATCGCCTATATGAACGAAGGCGAAACCGCATTAATGGCTGGGCGCTTTGTGGCGTTATCTGAAAAAGGCGTAAAAGCTTTATCAGCTAAAACTGACACTCTTGCTGGTGTTGTAGTGCGTAATGTGATTAAGGATGAGACGCCGAAAGGCGAATTGTGCGATGTAATGCACATTGGTACAGCAGACAGCATTTGGGTAGAAATTGCCAAAGGGGTAGATGACCTCGAGCGTGGCGATAAAGTTCACGTGGTGGCAGTTGCTAACGCATCTAAAGAAGTGGGTACTATCCAAAAAGTAAAAGACACAACAAACTGCATTGAAACTGACTACACAGTGATTACAGTAGCAGGCGATATTGCAGAAATTACTCGTTTATAACCAAAAGGAACAAAATAACTATGCCACATATTAATATTTTACGTTCGGCATTAACCGAAGTACAAACAGGTATCAACCGCACAAAATACCCTGATATTGTGTTCCCTAAGTTTGTACATATTAATTCAGAAGGGAGTGAACTCGCTGATGAAATTCTAAGTTTTAGCTCTGATATCAAAGGCGATTTAGATAGCGGCTTAATTTCAATGAACACAAGTGTGTTTGAACAGGTTGGTGTAACTTTTAACCATAAAAAAGTACCATTAGTTACTTGGATGAAATTGGTTGAATGGCATGATTTTGAGTTAAAAAAAGCGGCTAAATTAGGTGTTCAGGTGAACACCGAGAAGCTTTATGCGCTCAACCATGCTCACCAAACCTTGCAAAAGGTCGCTTTCTTAGGGCACTCTCGCGATACTCGCTTAAAAGGCTTGTTAAATTCAGACGAGATTGAAATTTATACTCCTAAGACCAAAGGGGCAGTTAGCGCGATGGATTATGCGAAAGCGGTTGCGTTTTTTGAAGAAATCTTCTTACGCGCAGTGGAAAAAACTCACCGTATTGCTGTGCCAAACTCCTTTGCTATTGATAGTGCAGATAAAGCTCACCTTGCTTTATTGGAGCGCCCAAACTCTGACAAGTCTGCTCTTGAATGGCTAGAAGAAAAACTCAAAGGGGCAGCAGGTAAGGATATTAAGATCGAAGCCTTGCCGTCTAATTTTGCGAAATTAGCCAAAGCAAGTAAAACTCGAGCCTTGATTTACACTAATGACAAAAATTATGTGGAAATGAACGTACCAAAATCCCCAACGGTTATTGGTGCAGGCAAGAAAGATCTTGTGACCTACCAATCAGGTTTAACTATGGTATTTGGCGGCGTGAACTTCAAAGAGCCACAAGCGGCTTTATACGTTGATTATTAAGGAGCAAATGAATGCCATTACAAAACAGTTTTATAAAGCGTTATCCAGAGTTTAAAAATGCCGACCCTGAACAAGTCGGCATTTTTATTGAAGATGCAAAAGCTGAAATCAGCGAAAGGCATTGGGGGCGATTGTATGAGCGTGGCGTAATGGCATTAACAGCTCACTTGCTTAGAATAAGTTTTAATTCGAAAGAAAGTCAGGGTGGAGCGATTCGCCCTATTTCTTCTGAGGCAGCAGGTGAACTTTCAGTAAGCTATACGCAATCGATTTCAAATCCTAGCGATGACTTCTATCAAACAACTGCTTACGGGCAGGAGTATTTACGACTTCGTAAATTAATTGGTGTTGGGATAATTGTGGTATGAGTGTTTCCATTTCTGGCAATTTTAATGCGCTTAATGATTTAGCTAAAACACTGAATGAGCTAGTTAAAAAAGATGTTTTCGTGGGCATTCCAGAAGAGGTTAATAAATCACTTGAAGATCAACCTAGTTTCAATATGGCCAGTCTTGCCGCAGTGCTTGAATTTGGCAATGACCATATTCCAGAGCGCCCTTTTTTAAGACAGACATTAAATGATAATCGGGAAAAGTATGTCTCAATGTTCGTTAATCTGTTTAAGAAAGGCGTTGAGCCAGAAAAAATCTATGAACAACTCGCGTTAATTGCTCAAGCTGATGTTCAAGAAAATATAGTGCGTGGAAATTGGGTGCCGAATAATCCTAAAACAATTAAACGTAAAGGTTCGAGTAAACCGCTTATCGATACAGGTAAATTGCGACAGTCAATAAAAGGAGTTGTGAGATGAGTTTAATTAATCAACGTGGACGATTGAATAATAGCTTTTTTAGGCAAACTCTAACACTAAAAAGGCTAAAAGGTGAACATTCTGCAGAAGGTTTTAATGCGGTTTATTCAAAGCCTGAAAAGATTATCGCTATTGCTATTCCAACAACACCAAACGATATGCAGTTAATGCCAGAGATGGAGCGTTTTTTACCATCGATGAAGTTTTTTACTGGTGTTCCGCTGTCAATTGGCGATCTAGTTCATTTTAGAAATCACGATTACAGAATCATAAAAGCATGGGATTGGGGAGATTATGGATACTACAACAATATCGGAGTTCGACATAGTGCGACTGCGAAAGTTGATTCAGAGGGCTTTGAAATTACCTGATGGCTCGGTGATTGGTGGGTGGTTGCCTGAAAACAAGCTATCTCGTTTTATCACGGTAGATATGATGTCTAGTAAGGAAATAGGGCAAAGCAAGCGAGTTTTTGATGGGGAAAAAGAGACCATCACAACAAGCTGCTTAAGTGTGGTGAGTATTTCTTGTTACGGCTCAAATTCAGTAAGAGTAGCAATGAAATTAAGAACGATCTTACAAAGCTCAGAATTAATTGATGCATTTAAAGCAATGAATGCGGGCATTGTCAGTTTTTCTGATGTAAGGAATCTTACCGCAACAATTCCAGCCAACTTTGAAGAGAGAGGTCAATTTGATTGCGAAATCTCACATCATCACATTGTTGAAACACCACTTAATCCTATCGAGCAAGTCGATGTCACTACAAATAATCATTTAGTTAAACAAATAAGAGGAAATTCATAATGGCTCTATCCATTTCGAATGTTGTTAATGTGCAACTTAACACTGTGCCAAAATCAGCACCGCGCAAAGACTTTGGTGTGGTTGCATTATTTACACCAGAGGCAGGAATTGCATTTAATGACGCAGCAACTCGTTATGTTTATGTACAAAGTCAACAAGAAGTCGAACAGCTTTTTGGCTCTAATTCAGAAACCGCGAAAGCGAGTTTTCCATTTTTCAGTCAAAGTCCACGCGCGAAACAGTTAATTATTTGTCGCTGGCAGAAAACAGGAACAACTATTCCGCAAACTTCGAATAAGTTATCAGGCGCGGTTTTAAATAACGATCTAGATGATTTTAAAAACATCTCGAACGGTTATTTTAAATTCATCGTTGGCGATAAAACATTAGAAGTTAAAGGAGTAAACCTTACTGAAAGCACAGGGTTTGCGAATGTTGCAACGAAAATTCAAGAAAAACTCACAGCATTAACTGCTGGGGTAACAATCACCTATGATGAGGTTGGTAACCGCTTTTTAGTAACAAGCTCAACAGCTGGTGTTCATCCAGGCACTGTAATGAAATATGCATTCGATGATGGTCAGGATGGTCAGTACATCGGGGCGATGCTTAAGCTTGAAAATGGTCAGGTATTATCTGAAAAAGGCGCAGCACAAATCGTCTTAAAAGCGGAAAAAGTCAATCAAGCGTTATTCAATGTTTCAGAAGTGAACAATAATTGGTACGGCTTTACTTTCGCCGCTCAATTAACAGATTCTCAAATTGAGATCTGTGCTAAATACGCTCAAGCCAATACTAAGTTATTTGGGGTTAATGTAATTCGTGTAGAAAACCTTGAATGGAAAGCGACAAACATCTTCAAGAAACTTTATGACGCACAATTAGATCACACATTGGCAATCTTCGATAAAGACGATCTCTATGCGGCATCATCAGCACTAGCGCGTTTATTATCTGTGAACTTTGCAGCGAATAACTCGACAATGACGTTGAAATTCAAAACTCAACCTGGCATTACCGCAGATGATGTGACAGCGACCGAACATAACAAGGCTAAACGCTTAGGCATTAACACTTATACCTATTATGACGATGTGGCGATGATTGCAGAAGGTACAGTGATTGGTGGTAAGTTCGCAGATGAAATAGTAATCCTTGATTGGTTCACTGATGCGGTGCAGAAAGAAGTGTTTGCTCGCCTTTATAAATCACCAACCAAGATCCCGCTTACTGATAAAGGTCAGGCAGTACTTATTTCTGCGGTTGAAAAAGTATGCCTTGAGGGGATTAATAACGGTGCATTTGCTCCAGGGCAATGGACAGGAGATAGCTTTGGTTCTCTTAAAACAGGTGATTACCTTGAAAAAGGTTATTACGTTTGGGCTGCGCTAATGGATACGCTTTCTGATAGCGATCGCGGACAACGTCGAGCAACCCCGATACAGACGGCTGTTAAATTAGCTGGTGCAATCCATTTCGTTGATGTGATTGTGAACTACAACAGATAAGGAGAAATGAAATGGCAGTATTCGATCCAAAAGAGGTGAGCGTTCTATTAGACGGTCGCGAAATTAGCGACTGGGCAGATGGTACCGATGTCATTAGCGTGGCTTACTCCGTCGATGATGGTGAATATGTTATTGGTGCAGATGGTCGTGGTATTTTTATCGCAAACACTGATAAATCAGGCACGTTAACGCTCAAGGTTAAACAACATTCAGAAGATAACGCTTATTTAAGTAAATTGCGTAATCAGCAGAAAAATAGCATTAAAACGTTCGCACCAATGACTCTATCTATTCGTGACTTGATGAATGGCGATGTGGTGACAGCAACAAAAGGCTATTTTACTACGCCACCAAGCTTTGTTCGTGGGCAAGGACATAATCCTGAAACATGGACAATTAAGTTTGAAAGCGTTGTGATGAATCTTGAAAAAGGGCTGTAATTTATGGAAATGCAACACGAATTTGAATTAAACGGTGTTCGTTATGTAATGACACCTGCCAATGCGATGGGTGCTTGGAGTGCAATTAAAAATGCATTAAAACTGGTTCAGGGGGTAGATTTATCTAGCGTAAAAGCGGGTGAAAAAGAGCAAGTTGGTTATGCTATTTTAACGCATTTATTATCCTGTCTTGGCGATCCAAGTGTGAAAGCATTGGAAGATATCGTACTCAAGCATACAACCTGCTGCGTTGAAGGTTCGCAATATCGGTTATCTGATAACCCTGATAAGCACTTTAACCAATACCGCAGTCATTTAATTCAGGTATTAGTTGAGGGGGTGAAATATCAATTTGCGGATTTTTTCAGCGGTGGGGGCGAATTGCTAGCCTCTATTCTTCCAGCCAATCTAAACAAGTAAACCAGTCGCAAATTGACTGGTTTATTTTTACACCAATAGTCAAAAGATACTGCACACTTCACGAATTAAGGTCGGTCTATTCATTAGCCGACCTTTTATCTTTTCATGAGGTGATCGCAGAAATAGCACAACAGGAACAAGCAAATGTTACTCAATGAATTACTGATAAAAATTGGGGTAAAAACCAATGAGAGAGATTTAAACAAGCTAAAAGAAACAGATAGCTTGCTTGGCAAACTTCCTGTTGCTGCTGGACTTATTGGTGCAGCATTTACAGGTGCAATTGCTGGATTAACTGCATTTGCCAATGCGCAACTCACCGCGCTTGATGGTATTCATCATTTATCCAGAGTGACAGGCGAGGCAGTAGATAAAATTTATCAGCTTGGTAAAGTCGCGGAATTAAACGGTTCTTCGTCAGAAGCAGCTCAATCATCGATTAAAGGCTTATCTAAAGCAATTGGTGAGGCAGCTGTTGGTGTTGGTCGTGGTGCTAAAGCATTTGAAGATTACGGACTCAGTGCAAAAGACGCAGAGGGTAATGTAAAAGACTCACTCACGGTTATGGGTGAATTGAGCGACAAAATGCAGTCAATGAGCAGGCAAGAGCAGATAGCAATGCTGTCTAAGCTTGGTATTGATGCATCTATGATTCAGATATTAAGACTAGGCAAGCAAGAACTTGCTGAATTAATGGCTGAACGTGACAAGATGACCCTTGGTGTTGGGACAAAAGAAAATGCCCAGATTGCAGCCGATTTTAAAGATTCACTTACTAATTTAAGCCAGATGACTAAAGCAGTAGGTGAATATCTTTCACTTAAATTCGCACCAGCAATCCAGCGAATGATTGACCGATTTAAAAACTGGTTTGTTGTAAACAATGACTTAATCAAAAAAGGCCTTAACACTCTAGGCGATAGTCTTGCTTGGATTATTGATTTCTTTACTCGCACAATCGGCATTATTGATGGCTTAATTTCTAATACGATCGGTTGGGAGAATGCGATCTATCTTGTTGGTGCTGCGTTAATTTGGTTGAGTCGAAAAATGCTCATTGCATTTGCTACAAATCCAATCATGTGGGTAATCGCAGCAATAACAGGATTATTCTTGCTTGTTGATGACTTTTTAAGTTTCTTGCGTGGTGAAGAATCTTTATTTGGTGAGTTCTGGGGTAAGTGTGTTGCAGGTATTAAGTGGGCTAACAAAAAATGGAAAGAATTATTAGATTGGTTTGATTCCTCTACACTAGAAGAGAAATTCAAAGCCTATTTTGATGTCATCACTTTTCCTTTTGCTCTGGGGTTTACTGTAATCAAATCACTGTGGGATCTGCTTACGGGCAAAGAAATCACTATGGATAGTGTAGAAAATACATTTAAGAGCGCGACAGAGCTTATTAAAGCGCCATTTAAAGCTGCATTTGATTGGATTAAAGAGCAGTATAACAAATACATCCAACCTATTATTAATGGTGCAAAATCCATAGGTGATTTCTTTACTGGTGGAGATAGCGAAAATAACAACGTAATGTCTAATACGAACGGTTATGAAACGATGGCGTTTGATCCATCTGGACAAATTTCAACAGCGCCTAGAGGAGCGATTTCAACCACAAATGCGGATAATCGTATGACAAACAGCAATAACAAAATCACGCAACACTTCACAATTAATGGTTCTGGCGATTTAGTGAAAGATATTAGTAAAGTTACACTTGACGCTACAAATGCCATATTAAACACGAAAACAAACGTAGTGATGTAGGGAGTGTTAATGTTTAATTTCACACAAATATCGAACAGACGTATTGGTAAGATTACGCTTGATGTTGTGACGACAGAAGAACATACATCAGAACTCTCTATTACAGATAATCCGATAGAGAGTGGTGCTGAAATTGCCGATCATGCTGTGGTTAAACCTAAACAAGTAACTATTGTTGGGGTTGTAGTTGATCACGACCACGACGGCGCAGGATTAAATATTCCTGGTGTTGGCAATATCAGAGGAGTAAGTGATTTTTTAAATGGTTTACCTCTTCCAGCTAAAGTGATTTCACAGACACAGCAAACCATTGCTAAAGCAACGCGTGTGGCGAGTCAAGTTCAAGGAGCTATTGATACCGCTAAACAGGCGGTTAATAAAGTGCGGTCAATAGCTCCCTTTTTACCTGATTTTGGCTTAGGCGGTTTGTTAGATAGTTCTGATGCAAATGGGCGGGTACAAAAATGCTACGCAGATTTAGTATCGAGCCAGAAATCAGGGGAAACTATCGAAATTCAGACAGGGTTGTTGCTCTACAAGAATATGATGATTGAATCTATCTCAGTTAGGCAAATAAAGGACGGTAGTGCTGAATTTACGATAACAGCAAGAGAAGTATTTATTGTTGATACAGCAACGGTTTCAAAGGGTAAATCTTCTGTAGCAGGGAAGAAAAAGAGCGGTCGAGCGGGAGTTCAATCGGCAGCTAAAACGCAACAAGGCACAACACAACCAAGTAAGCCGAAAGAAAAATCATTGCTTAAACGTCTTTTTTAATAATGAGGTTTGATATGCTACAAATTCCAGTTACACAAGATCCATTTCAAGAGCAAACATTTGAGTTTGAAGGGATCAAAATACGTCTAACGCTGCGTTTCAATAGTATTGGAAACTTCTGGGCGATGGATATTTTTGAGGTATCAAGTCAAAAGCAAATTTGTTCTGGTCTCGCTCTTGCTTGTGGCGTTCCGTTATTAATACGGTCAACTCGTCCTTATGTGTTCTATCTAGTAGATGAGAGTGGTGCAAATTTAGATCCATTCTCCATTCAAGATCTCGGTACAAGATGTTTTCTCTACATAGGTGAAAAAGATGAAGCAATTCGGACGACAATGGAAAGTTGAGCTGAGTAATGAAAATGAGACATTAATTATTGAACAGTTAAGAGTCTCTTTTGAGATTGACAAAACGATCAATGAAAAGCCCAATCCAGCAAAAATCAGCATTTGGAACTTAAACAGAACCCATATCAATCAAGCGTTAAGCCAATCTTTTAAGAAACTGACTTTGCTTGTTGGCTATCACGAATTAAGAACGATTTATTCTGGTGATATTAATAAAATTAAAGTTAGACGTGATGGATTGGATTTTATCTTAGATATTGAATGCTCAGATGGCTTTAAAGCTTATACTGAATCAAGGGTATCATCTACACTAAAAAAAGGTGCGACAGATGAGCAGATTGTCAAAGAAATTCAAAAGACAATGCCAAAAGTCAATGAAAGTGCGGTCGATATTCCAAATAAAAGACAGCTCCCACGTGGGCGCGTAATGAATGGAGATAGTCGAGAGGTGCTGAATCGCATAGCAAGAAATAACAATGCAGACTGGTCTATTCAAGACGGCAACCTTGTTTTTCTACCAAAGGACAAAGTGCTTAATGACGATATTGTTCTACTTTCACAAGAAACTGGAATGCTTGGTATGCCAGAGCAGACAGACGACGGATTAGAACTTTCCTGCTTACTCAATCCAGCACTTCAAATTGGTGGTCTTGTTAACGTTAAATCAATTTTAGAGTACTTTAACGGTGAATATAAGATCGTCAAATTATCACATAGCGGAGATGGCTTGGGTGGTGATTGGATAAGTAAATTAACTGTTATTGGTGGAAAGTTTAAAAAAGTTGAGAAGAAGAAATAATTGTGATCTTCAACACAGACAATGATTTTAATAATGTTTAGAATTTAATCTCTTTTAAATAAGGAGATTAATGTATGGCAAGAAGTGCTTTCAAAAACCCATTTAAATTTAGAAAGAGAGTAAAAATAGCACCCGGTATTACAGTTAACTTGAGTAAGAGCGGAGTAAGTGCAACGGTTGGTGTAAAAGGAGCTTCTGTAAATGTAGGTAAAAAAGGAACATATCTAAATACTGGTATTCCAGGAACAGGAATTTATTCTAGAACTAAAATAAGTGATTTTGGCAAAAGCAGAAAAACAGATCAGGATATAACAGATTCCCAATCATCTTTGTCCTCGCTTGAATCAATAGAAACAACGGAGCAATTAATAGATGCATTCCCTAAGCTTAGTTTTATGGAAATGAGTCGGCTTAGTCACGCTCGCCAAGTTTTTTTATATAAGTTTCCCAAACAGTTTCAAGGATATATACATACTTTAATTGAGAATCTTTCAGATGCAGAGTTGAAGACATTAACTGAATCTGCAAACGTTAAAAGCATCTATGGAATTATTTTAATATCAGTCTTTTTTGGCTTTATAGCAGCAGATAGGTTTTATCTAGGGAATTTTTTTATTGGCATTATAAAACTCATATCAATGCCTTTGGGAATTGGGGTATTGTGGTGGATAGCAGATATCTATTTTTGCCATAAGATACAACAACAAAAAAATTATTCTCGTTTGATGACTTACTTAGGTAAATTGTAGCTCCTATTCATATTTTATAAAAAACAAACCCCAAACATTCGCAGTGTTCGGGGTTTTTTCATTCCAGTTAAGCACGATTTAAAAGGAATAAATCTTGAGAAATTATAGCAAAACTAAATTAAAAATCCACTTAAAAGAGGGATTAGAAATGGAAGCAAATACGAGTCCAGTAATGAGAGTTGCCATTGCTTTTGCGATCGCAGTTATCGCATTAGGTATAGCTCTCGCATTTTCAACACCATTTATCAATGCAATTCGCTGGTGGTAATAAAAATGAGTACAGAAGGTGCAAATACAGTCGGGAAAATGCTAGCAACAGCAGCAATTATTGCTGTACTTGTTTGCTATTGGGGCAGCGAGCTTTGGGATTAGTTTTTTATTTTAGCAGCTAAAATACTTTACAAAGCTAGACGAAAAGTCTATATTTATTTTCAAGGTGTCGAAACCTTAACAACAAGCGGTAATCCGCACCCGACAGCATAGCGGTTTTTTGTACCTAAAATTTAGGTAGCGATCAATTATGATCGGGTCGAGAGAGCCTAATACAATACCCTTGTGGAAATAAGCTCCGCCAGCTTGCGTTGGTAGTTGAAGCCCGATCACCCACTAAGTGATCGACTAACTAAACTAAAACGCAAGGTACAAAAATATGTCAAATATCAATTCCTTTAGAAGTCTATCCATCGACACGATAGACGAAATCAACAAACTTACCGAACAAGCCAAACCAAAATTTCTGTTTGATTTCCTATCATCACAAAAGTGGATCTATAAACGACCTGGTAACTCTAATTGGATTGCTTATCAAGATAAACTACAACAACTATTACTTGAACATAAAATCCATGTAGCAATGCGTGATGATGGCACAGAAAAAGTTTGTGAGCGTGTATTAATAACTGCAAAAGGGCTGACAAAACTCGCAAAAATATTTGAATTACAGCAAGCAGCATAAGAAAACTGACCGCACTTTTTATAGTGCGGTTGAAAAAATAGACTGTTTTTGTTATGTTTGAAGAGGAATAAGGAGGTGAAATATGTTGAATCCAGTATTAAATAGTTTAATGAAAATTATCAATACATCAGCATGGGGAATTGTTTTTTCATATCCTTAATTCCTATTGGCATGGTTGTGTACTCTTTATTTACAGATCAACTTCTCATTTTATTTATAGGTGGTAGCTTTATTTTTCTTTGGGTGATAGTGGCACTAGGTATTTATCTATTTGGACCTAAAGGGAAACGTAAAGAGATTTTGTATAAAGCATTTTTTAAAAATGAATACTAACTAAATGAATTTTAAATTGAAGCTCACTTCGGTGAGCTTTTTTTATGGAGAAAATAATATGTCATACAACACGCATTTAGCAACGCCCGAGACTGCAGCGGACGAGCAAATAAAATATGCTCAAATGAATCTCCATACCTCACTACCAGCAAAGGTGGTTAATTTCGACCCTGCTAATCAAACGGTAACACTAGCGATACAGATTAAACAGGTTTTAAAAGATGGTAATGCTGTACAGATTCCGCCACTTGTTTATGTACCCGTCTCTTTCCCTCGAGGCGGTAGCTTTGCTTTTACTTTCCCACTGACAGCAGGAGATGAAGGAATAGCATTATTCAGTGAACGTTGTATTGACGGGTGGTGGCAATCGTCGAAAGCAGCAGAGCCACTAGATTATCGCTTTCACGATCTGTCAGATGCAATGTTTATACCAGGTATTTGTTCTGTACCTAATGCAGTTAAAGGCTTTTTTATGAATGGTCTATCAATGCAAACGCTAGATGGCAGCACGTTTATTAGAGTAACAAATGGAACAATACTAATTAAAGGTGACATTGAACATACTGGCAATACGACACAGACAGGAGAATTTTATGCGACTGGAACTATATCAAGCGATAGTGATGTTATTTCTGGTGGTGTTTCTGGTAAATCACACGTTCATACTGGTGTTGCTAGTGGACCAGATAAGACGGGAGAACCTGAATGAGAGTGAGAATACTTGATAAAAACCATGATTGGACATTTGGTAATAGTTTTAACAGTTACGCAAACCAAAGCGAAGCTATTGCACAATGTGTAAAAACACGTCTTTGGTCTTTCGCAAATGACTGGTTTTTAGATTTAGATCATGGCTTGCCCTGGTTAGAGAAAATGGGGCGAGCAGTAAATCTCAATGAGCTTGAATTAAAGATAAAAAGGCAAGTGTTAGAAACACAAGGTGTGAAACAGCTCACGCGTTACGAATCGAGTTTTAATGTGGATGAACGGATGCTGACAGTTACAATTGATTATTTAGATATATATGGCACTTCACACAGTGTCGTTTATCGTTCTTAAGGGGTTGAAAATGGCTAAGCTTGTAGAAAGTGGCATTGTGATTGAAAGGCTTGATTCTATTTTAGAGAGAATTGAGCAAGGATTTAAACGCATTTATGGACAAAATATCAATATAGATCCTGATACTCCAGACGGACAAATGATAGGAATTTTAGGTCAGATTAAAGTTGACTTAGAGGAGTTAGCAGAAGATGTTTATCGGCAGCTAGATCCTGATTTAGCAACAGGGGCTTGGTTAGAACAGCGAGTTGCCTATGCTGGCTTAGTGAGACGTAAAGCGAGTTATAGCTATTTACGTTCGGTGATTTTAACTGGTGATCCGTATGCAGAAATAAATAGCCTGATTGTGTCAGATACTAACAAAGTGCGTTGGATTTTAGATCAAAAAGTAACACTTAATCACTCAGGTTCTGCGAAAGCTGACTTCAGAAGTGAAGAGCTTGGTGCGTTTAGCTTAAATGCACACACACAACTAACGATAGAAACTATCACGCTTGGCTTAAACAGTGTCACAACTTCAGTAGATGCAGAAATTGGCATTGAAGAAGAAACCGATAGCCAATTAAGACAACGTTTTTCTAAATCACGTGCGAGAAATGCAATTAACTCGGCAGAGGCAATTGAGGGTGAGATTGGCGACTTGGCGGATGTTAAACAAGTTATTGTTCTAGAGAATAATACAAGTCAAACAGACAGTATAGGTATTCCATCTCACTCAATTAATGTCGTTGTGGAAGGTGGTAATGAAGTTGATATTGCAAAAGTGATCTACAAAAACAAAGGTGCTGGCATTGGTTTGCAAGGTAGCTCCTCTGTTAATTTAATGATAAACGGTAAACAAAGAACGATTAAATTCGATAAGGCAACACCAGCAGATATTCACATTAGTATGACGTTGGTTCGATATGAAGACTTTACTGAAATAGATAAAGATGAAATTAAAAGAATGTTATCAAATGTGAAGTTTAAAATTGGCGAAGATGTCTCGCTATCAAGACTTTACAGTCCAATCAATACAGTAGGAGGCTTCTGGGTTAAGAGTCTTAAAATTGGTAAGAGTACTGGTGTATTAAATGCAGAAAATATTGTTATTCGACCAAGAGAGCTGGCGCGAATCCAACGAGCAAATATTCAAATTGAGGTAGAGTAATGAGTTATTCTAACTTATTAATTTGGCAATATCGGCACAAACCTAGAGCCGTTGCAACGATAAAACTATTTGAGGATATATTTGGATCAAGTTTCATCGAACTAAATAACCTAAAAAATGTTTTAAACATTGAAGAATCGACAGGACATCAACTAGATTTGGTTGGCAAGCACGTTGGACAGATCAGAATTATTAATGGGTATCAGCTTAGAAAATTCTTTGGTTTTCACACTTCGCAACACGCACTTAGTTTTGGGCGATTAAATCAGAATGTAGGCGGACAATGGTATCGTAGACGAGATCCTTTAGCTGATAGCGTAAGGCTATCTGATGAAGATTATCGATTTTTGATTAAATGCCGAATATTGAAAAATTACCAAACAGGCACGCTACCGAACATTATCGAAGCGTGCCTTTTTGTTTTCGGCGAAGGTTGCGATGTTACCGATAATTACGATATGACGGTTTCCATCTCGATTCCGAGAACAAAAATGACAGACTTTAAGAAATTTGCAGTCGAGCATTTAGACATCTTGCCACGCCAAGTTGGCGTTAAATTCAATTATTCAATTCAATAACAGAGGTTAAAAATGGCAATCCAAAAAAGACCTGATGAAAAAGTCTTTGCAAGCAAAGCAGGTACACAAGAAGTTAGCAAATTTCCTGATGTTGAAAGGGGGTGGGGGTTTACGTTTGAACAAACTGGCGGTATTCCGACAATGGAGCATTTTAATGCTTTGTTTAAGCGAATTGACGAGCATTTTAATTATGTTCTACAGCGCGGATTACCAGAGTGGTCTGCAACATTAGACTACCCTGTTGGTGCATACGTTCAATACGATAATAAAACTTATAGATCTAAAAAGGCGAGTAAAAATCAACGTCCGGATATTGTTGATTCTACTTACTGGGTGAGATGGTCAATTGATTATAAAGAAGTAAGTGATTTTATTGACGAGGCAGGAAAGAAAGGTGTACCGATAGGTGCAGTTGTCGCTTTTCCACAAGAAATCAGCAATCCACAAGGATTTCTGCTTGCAAATGGCTCTACATTTAACCAACAAACCTACCCTGATTTATACCGCACTTTAGGAAATAAAAATAAATTACCTAATTTGAGACGTTCTGATGTGGGAATGACAGCATATTTTGCGACAGATTCGATACCTGAAGGATGGATTGCATTTGACAGCATTCGATCAACAGTTACACAGCAGAATTATCCAGAGTTGTATCAATATCTTGTTGATAAATATGGTTCTATTTCAAATGTACCGCTTGCTGATGATAGATTTATTCGTAATGCTGGGAATGGATTAGATGTAGGGCAGACGCAAAGTGATGAAATTAAAAAACACGTTCATAAAGTCAGATCGCACTGGATTGACTCACTGGATAGTAGCGTTTTCTATGATAAAACAAAAACAATCTTAGATTCAAGATTAAGATCCACCACTATTACCGATGATAACTTGCCAGATAATGGATTTATGCATCCGCTGTTGGATAGCCCGATGGCTACTGGCGGTGCTGAAACAAGACCGAAGTCAATCGTTTTAAAGCTC